TGCTTTTACAAGAGTGTATAGATGATGTTGAAGAAATTACTAGTATTCTAGATGTGTCTAGTCAATACTCTAATACTGAACAGTTTTACTCTGTTGCTAATGAATTTAACAACATGCTTTCTTCTCTTAATGCAATTGGAGTTAAGGTATTTTTAGCAGATCAAAAATATTTTCCTGTATCTCATAGGGGTGTTTATCACACTGTAAGTAATAATTTCTTTCTCAATAAAGCATTTATGGGTCGTCCAAATGTATTGATGAGTGTGATGCGTCATGAAGGATGGCACGCGGCACAGGATTGTATGGCAGGAACGATTGACAATAGTTTGATTGCTATCATCAAACCTGAAGATGAAGTTCCTATGCTCTGGAGAGAGATGGTAGAAAGTGCATATCCTGAGTCAGCATGGCCATGGGAAAAGGAAGCAACATGGGCAGGTAAGACAGAAGGAATGACAATGAATGCCCTTGCTGCTTGTGCTGATGGTAATATGTGGGAAGTTTATGAACCCACTCCCCTGACACGTAAGTATCTGGTAGACTTTGGATATATCAAATGATTTTTATTGAAGAACCAGTTACATATAAGCAAATTCAAGTTCCAATCGAGGTTGTTGAGTATTGCTCTAACTATACTCAACTTAATCCATATGGCAAAGAAATGTATAATTTAAGACTCTTGGATTGTTATTGGATGTATACTGGATACTATGGTCCTAATAAAATGCCAGAACTAGCACCAGTTTTTGAATAAATAATAACATCCTAAACAGGAAACCAGCCAAGAAGAGTTCTGTGAAACCTCTTGTGTTATAATGGTGAACTCTTTGTTGGATAAAGAATTTAAAACATGTCCACTCTAACCAGAGAAGTATTAATCAAAACTATTGTTGCCAACGAAACGAAAGAGCACGATGGTTCTGATTATACCCAACAACTAAAAAGTACATATCACAAATGGGAACATCAATCAAGTGATGCTCTCTGCCAAAAATTTAATCAAATAGAAAAATCTAATGTCACTGTTGACATACTAAAACCATAAATATAAGAGCCTTACTCTTTACTTATGGAATTAAATCCACAGAAGAAAGAGGGAACCAAAAAGGAAAACAAATTTGAGTGGGCGGATGAGGGTGTATCAACTCTTGTTCGAGTTATTATTCTTGGATGGTCAGCAGCAATTCTGACATTAAACTATGTTTCTATTCCTGGAGTTCCTCAAAAAAATATCGATCCAACTTTTATTGCTAGTGTTTTTACCGGAACCTTAGCAACTTTTGGTGTTATGCCTGCTAAGAAAAAAGATGAAGCAAAGCAAGCACCTAAATTAGAAGATAAGGAAGGAGTAAAAAAATAAATATGAAAACTGATGAATTTAATATTGCGTCCTCTTGATAATGTTGCCGACCCTATATGGTCAGTAATAATTTTACTTATTATTTTTTTAACCGGAGTTACGTATTATATTGTCTATATAATGGGTATGGCTTTTGATGAATTGGACGATGGTGGATCAAATCAACCAGAAGGACGCGGACCAGGACCAACTTCTAGCACTCTTGACGCATCGGATTGAAGATGCTGAAAAGATAGCAGAAGAACTTCGTGATAGAGTTCGTAAACTTGAGAAGTGGGTGTGGGGTGCTGGTGCTGTCATTACTGCTCTTATAACTATAGTTGGAATAGCAACAGCAGTAGACTCAAAGGAGATCGATTATGGGAGCAATGACACCACCAAGCAGGAAGTCCTGCTACAACTTCCGAGTAACGGAGATCAATCGTGTACTTGATGGTGATACTATTGATGTCACTATTGATCTGGGGTTCGATCTATACAAGAAGGAAAGAGTTAGAGTTGCAGGAGTTGATACGCCAGAGAAAAGAACGAGAAATTTAGAGGAGAAAGCACTTGGAATCGACGCAACCAACTGGCTCAAAGAGAAACTCGAAGGCACTTTGGCTGGTGATGATGAGTTGTCTGTTAGGACTGAACTTGTTGGTGGCACTGGCAAATACGGGCGTCTTCTGGGTTGGCTTTACATTGGGGACGACAGTGTGTCCCTTAACGAGCAAATGATTACTGAAGGATATGCCCATTCATATGATGGTGGCACAAAGGATATGAATCTAGAAGCACTTCGTGTGATTCGTAGAGAGCACGGCACGTTGGTAGATTGATGATGAGTGGTTTATTTGTATTTGGATTTATAACTTTATTAACTTATACACTACATATTACGTGGCCTATAAAAAAAGGTAAAAATTAAAATGCAAAAATTAATTAACATTCTTGCTCTAGCTTCTTTTGGTGTATCCTCGGCAATTGTCGGTGGTAGTGCCTATGTTTATGTAAATAAAGATTCTCTAATTGAATCTGCTAAAGCAGCAGCAACTAAAGCAGCAACAGAAGCAGTTGCCGGAGCACTCCCTGGAATGATAGATTCTGCTATGCCTGAACTTCCTGGTGCTACTGGTGGTGCCGTTCCTGGAATGCCTTCAACCGGATCAGCACTTCCTTTCTGAGAGTTCTATGAGTTTTGTTAAATAGGGATAGTTTGAATTGATATTATGTCTTCTACATCTTTTCGCAAAAAGAATTCTATAAGAAATAAAAGTAAAAAAAGAAATGATACTGATAGTACATTTTTTCTTTATGTTGCTTTTCATTCCATAATTTCTTCTGTTATGAATATCTTTACGGATGACTGAAATTCCGATTATTACTTCTAATGACATTAGTATTCGTGAAATCATAATTCCTCAAGTAAATACTGTCTTAGATAACTATACAAGAATACCTTTGGCACCTCCTGTCGTAGTGTATATTGGCACGCCTGTTGTTGATATTCCAGGATGTGTAGAGGCTCATCAAACAAATAACTCTAAAAATGATCAGATAAGAACCGATGACAAAAAAGGAGTGGTTACGTATTGCGATTCTGGTGTTCCCAGTTTTGATCCTATTTTATATGAACCTGAACAGATAATTATCACTAAACCTAGTGGTGTCAATGTCCCAAAAGATACGCCTGTAGTTCCAGAAACTCCGGAGATTCCAAAATCTCCGAATATTCCTACTGCAAAAATAGATTGTCCTACGGCATTACAAAATGCTAAAGAACCTATTGGGGAGTTTATACAGGGATTTAGAAAAAAAGTTACTGAATATAAATTAATCGGTAATGAATGTATTCAAATAACAGAAGATGTCCCTATACCTCAACAGATAGTAGCAGGACTTCCTACTGGTGGACAGGTTGTACAGGTGGGAGGAGTTGCCGTAATCGCAACTACTTCGGCATTACTTGCAAAACCATTAGCAGACTTATTATTGAAGGTCGTGAAACCTACGATCAAAAAAGTTATGAAAAAGATTGCCAAGATCAGGGGGAAAAAGGTTGTGATTGAATCTCTAAAGGACCGCCAAGGTCAACAGCGGATTCGGAATCGGGCAATTCGGGTTTTGAAGGGGCGGGAATAGTATGATAATGGGGGTGCTTATGCCCTGGAGGATTATTTACTACAACATCGGCACATACGGAATAATAAGGACTCCTGGGATGAAATTGAATTCCCTTTAATTTCAACTCGCCACAATTTTTTAAACGCGCTATCTCAAAATCTAATCTTTTATTGGCAGTCAGTTGTTGCATCATTGCAATATTAGAAGATGCTGCTTCTTTACAAAGGTCTTGTAAGTTTTTATCTAATGGTGTACTCCAAGTCATTGAGAAACCTACACCCAAACTGTAGTTATCTTTTTGTCCGGTTCTAGTTCTTTTAGTAAATAGAATATCACCAGGATTGTCAATGATGCCATCTCCGATATTATTTCCATCATCATCGAAGGCACCAAAGTTATCTCCAACATCATATACCGGATCATCATAATAACCTTGAAAAGGTTTAGAAGCAGAAACACTTCCTGTTACATACGGCGTAAAATTGCGAGTGGGACCCTGACACTGAATCCCCCCTCCATATGTGTTTGTAATGTATGGTCCCTGAAGGACCTGAATAGCTTGGTTTGTAACGGAGCCTGAACTGTTAGCAACAGGAGAAGCAGTAGCAGACACACCACCAACGGTTTCAGCATAAGAAGGAGATGCAAATAATAATGTTATTGCGAGAAGATACTTGTGGTATCTGTTACGCTTGTGACCTCCGTCACTCTTTGGATAATTGTATGATTTTGAAGCCCCGGGCCAGAGTAAGTTTCTGTGAACTGAAACGCTGATCCTGGTGTCGTCTGTGTAAATTGAGGTTTGCTTGTTACACCTGTCCATGATGATGTCACTCCATCTATAGTTATATTAGTTGCTCCTGTCCCTGGAGATAAGTTTCCACTTGCACTGACACCAGAACCAGTAGCAGAGTACTGATATCCTGTGCTGTAGTCCATTGAGTTTATTGTCTCAGTTATCGTTTGCGTCGTTTCTGTATGACTGCTCATACTTCCCTGAGTGAAGTTCGGCACCACTGGGACTGCTAGTGCTTGTCCAGGCAACAAAACAATGCTCGCAACAATTACAGTAAGAGGTGCCGCGACAATTTGAGCAACGGCATCCTTTTGGATTTGGAAAACCATAATTTAAATTCCTCATCAATCGATGACTGTAATCTCACTAATAAATTGTCCTGTTGCCGATGTGCCAGCACCTCCACCAGTTACCGTGAGAACACCTGCTGAAGTTACAGTACCGGCAAGAGTTCCTAAAGTACCTGCAGTAGAAGAAGTCATAGTACTAAAATTGGAAACATTTCCTACGGTTGGAGCAGAAGTAGGAACTGCATCGGCCTGTGTATAAGACTGACTGAAAGAAAATGCCGAACCTGCTGTATCTTGAGTAGCAGCAATTGTTCCGGGAGCATATACTCCACTGGTAATTGTTCCTGCAGACACTGTTCCGGCAGTTGTACCATCCGTAGTATCAATATTACTACCTGAAATACTGAAAGTACTACCAACTCTAGTTGCTGTAGTCTGTGCAGCATTGACGGTTAGTTGAACACTAGAAGCATGTTTTGAAACAAGTCCTCCGGCATTTGCTGCGCTTGCGGTCATTATTAATATTCCGAAAGCAAATAATGCTCTTTTCATTTTTTCCAAGCATACTTTTTATTAT